GTAAATATAATGCATGAGTCTATCTAAAGAATACCATCGCGCGAAAGCGCAACAGTGGACTCGCCGCTGCTCGGATGCCGTCGCGTTGCAGAAATTCTGGACGTCATATAAATTTAAACAGCGAATTGCAAAATCCGCCAATTGGGATAGAGAGAGGTTTGGAGATGTCTGTGACGACTTCATTTTAAGGCTTCGACGCGACTTGTGTCCACTCGAACCTTTGCCCCTCGAAAACACTCCTTGTACATTTAACGACTTGTCTCGTTCTGCCGGTTTTTGTATGTGTGGGAACTGCAAGAAAAAATCCGACATTCCAATGAACGAATTGTACGAGTGCCAAAAACTTCTGAGAGAAGTAGGAGCGCGGCGCCAACACGCCAGTGTACTCCCTAAGTATAAAATAGCCTTCCGTAGTCAAATTAGGAAAGTACAAGCTAAGAGACGTGTGATTTTAGTTTCACCAGGACCTCTCGCTTTTTGTGAAAAGCGATTCGCTCATCCGCTACAACAAGCACTTGAACGGGCACCTTGGCCACGCCCTTGGGCTACAGGATGGGACTGGTTCGCATCAGGTGGACAACAGGTATCACAGTTTCTCAACTCTCCTAATGTTTACTCATTCGACTTTCAAACATTTGATCACTCGTCGCCGGTTTGGTTGACTCGCGAGGTGTTTCGTGTTATAGCCGCATGTTTCAACATGACATACGAGGACAAACTAGTACTGAAAGGTATCCTAGCCTCACATACGGATTCGATTGCGGATTTCAATGGTCAGCAATTCCATCTGACTGGCGGTATACGTACTGGCTCTTCTTTCACCCACATCATTGGCACTTTTACAGGCATTTTAGTCTTCAGGTACTTACTCGGAGTTGACCTTGATTCAGTGCACTATGGAGACGACCTTTTGGTTCGTACTACTAAGTCTCTGAAATACGTTTGCAGGCTTATGAAGCGGCAAACATCATTTACCCTATCCCAAGAGAAATCAAAATACGGAGTATCCTGGTTGGGATATAAGTGGGAGAACGATCGATGGGTTGTCGAAGATCCAG